CCGATCTAATAGGGGTGTTAGCGGATGTTGTATAGCTAATGCTGGTTGGATTATATGTAAAGTTAAATCCATATACCTGAGTCTTACCAGACTTTAACTTAGTGTTTAAGTTCTGAGCTGTGCTAGTATCTTGGAATATGCTTCCAAGAGGGTGAGTTTTAGTAACTGTATTATATGCAGTATTGTTTGTAGCTATTACTTGAGCTGCTGTAGCAGCATCTTTAACATAAAAATTAGAATCATTACCAGCCATAAGCTCATCAAGACTTGGGCGACGAGTCCAAATATGGTTTGGTGGGTTGTAGGAAGGAATACTTTTTTTAGGATCAGGAACAGCAGGATTTACACTAGTGGTTGTTTCTGTAGTTCCGGTATCTTGAACAGCCTGTAGCAAACGCTTTTGAGCAGATGTCCATGCGCTACCAGACTTACCATTTTGATTACCAAGAGGGGTTGTAGTTTTCTTTTTTCCATCAGAAGAAAAACTGATGTAGCTAATAGTAAAAGCTTTAGGGTTTCCACTAACTGGTGTTTCTACAGCTAGAATCCATTCTCCACCAGGTACTGAGGTAGCATCCCATTTTAGATTTCCTGTTTTAAAATTTCCACCTACTGCTGTATAAAGGTCTGTTACTTGTCCGCTACCATCTGGTTTAGTGGTTGGAAATGGAGGTGTAACTCCAGCAGCTGTGTAGTTTAAAGTAGCTGGGGGAGTGCCGCCTGATTTAAGAGGTACAGGAATCCAGCTAGTCCCATCATAGCGCTCTACAAGAATAGAAGCACTAAAACTTCCTGAAGAAGACGATGCCTTAAACTCAGCAATAAACTCAACTAAAGCGTAGCTACCGCTTGTGTAGTTAACAGTTTGAACTGCAGTTGTGTTAACCCAGTTTGCGCTATCAGTTCCACGAGTAGCATGAACACGTACATCTCCTACATTTCCATTAGCTTGAAGCTGGTTAGAAGCGGTTTCAGAATTCTTATATGCTTTGATAACATATCGCCCATGCATATCTTGAGTAGCTTTTGTAGAAGTACCATTAATGTTAATCCAGACACCATTGATGTTAACCTGGGAAACACACGTATAAAAGTAAGTATCTGTCATTAGTACACACCTATCTGATGTAGCTTAAGCTTACGTTCTAAACTATCAGCAAAAATATGAACCATACGATCCGCCTCTGCTGGGCTTGCTTGAGCAATATTAACATCCATCTTGACATGAATGTTGACGCTTTTGCCACCCATGCCTATACCCATACTCTTAGCTTTAGAGTTAGGAATAATAGTTCCACCAACATCCGGTACAAATACTTCAGGTCCACCTTCTCCCACTACATATGGTGAGGAACCTTTTACGTTTCCGCCTGCGTATCTACCTGGAATCTTAAGAGCAGCTTTAGTAGCAGCAGCATCAGCTAAGAATTTAGTAAATTTACCGCTAGTAAACGTAGCCCAAGGAGACCAGTTAGTTCCATTAGTGCTTTTATGAATTGCTGCTTCTGCGTTAAATCCTGTTTGAGGTAAACGATGGCCGTCACGCCATGGATCCTTAGACCCTTTACCATCATAGTTATTCCAGTGCTTAAGAGAACGAATCTGGAACAAACCAATACTTGGACCCCATTTAGCAGTTTGAAGTCCTACATCGCCAAGAGCTCCGGCACGTCCACCAGACTCTGCAAGTGAAACAGCAAACGCTGTATCCAAAGATTTGCCTTTAAATCCTTTTCTATATAAAAGAGTCATTAAATCTTTGTGGCCAACTTGACCGCCACCACTGATCTTAGAGTAGTCAATGTTTTGAGCCGCAACTTTTTTAGCTACAGTAGGTCCAAGACGTTTTGTAATATCCTCGTAGCTGATTGGATTACCTCCATGGGTAATACTTCCAATCAATGATGATAGATCGCCAGAGCTTAAGTTATTAGTTCCTTTATTAAGATTAATATTAGATTCAGTACCGTATGTAGTTCCACGTGGGCTAGGACCCATTCCAAGGAATCCCTTAACAGCATTGAACAAACCGCTTAACCAGCCGCCCTTTTTAAAGAGAGGTTGTGGATTCATCTGACCATTTCCAGCACCTACAGAAGCCCCGTATTCAAAGTGAAGGTGTGGTCCAGTAGAGTTTCCAGCCCCAGCTGCGCCAGCACGTCCTCCTGATAAACCAATAACATCTCCAGCAGCAACCTTCTTACCAGGATTAGCAACAAACTTGTTTAAGTGTCCGTACAAAGATTGGCGTCCATCTGGGTGTTGTAGAACAGTGTAGTTTCCATAACCCTTTGGATCTTTAGAAGTCTTAAGAACTGTTCCAGAATCTACTGCATATAACGGAGTATTTTCTACAATGCCGTAATCAACACCGTGGTGCATACCAGTAATCATCTTGCCGTTAGCGCCCTTGTAAGTGCGCATTCCATAACCAGCATTTATACGGGCACCGCTAGGAACAGGAGAATGTAATTGATGGAACCCTTGGCTACCGGTTGTATTACCAGTAGAGTCAGAAGGGCCGCCTTGTCCTCCACCACCAAAGAGTTGACCTAAAAGATTACCGCCAGCAGATAGAAGTCCACCACCGATAGCAGCAGGTACTGCTCCTATACCACCAAATAAAGCACCAGCTGCTCCTGAGATTGCTGCGCCTTGTGCTCCAGAACTAAATATAGAACCCCAGTTAATTCCACCACCAGATGCTTTTCTAGACGCATACCCTTGAACACCGGAAGCAAGAAACGCTAATGGTCCACCAATTTTAGCAAGTCTAGCAAATCTAGCTACTTTGGCTAACCGTGCTGCCTCTGCTGCAGCTGCTGCTGCCTTAGCTGCTTTAGCGCCTTTACCTACTACATTTGCAACCTCACCAGTTTTTCCAACAACTCCTGCACTTTCTAAAGCAAACTTAGTACCAAGCGCATTAACTCCCATACCGCCAAGCATAGAAGTTACTCCACTAACTGTTCCTGCTACATTACCTGCTTGTGGAAACGTTTGTAAAAAACCTTTAAGTCCCATAAGGGCGTTAGTTACGCCTTGGGCTGCGCTAGCTACATCAGCAAAAGCATTATTAAGACCAGTAGCTGTATTAAGTCCAGCGTTGTATCCGCCTACTAATCCTTGCTGAGTATTTTGTAAAACTTTATTTTGACTAGTATTAAAATTAAATAAAGAACGAATAGGGCTGTCTTTACCTACGCCCATAAGATCAAGGGATTTTTGCGCACTACCTAAAGTATCTCCAGATAAAGCTCCTCCACCACTTCGTGCACGGGCAACAACACCGGCTTGAAGTACTCCCATTAAATCTTGATTTCCACCAGCTAATTGTGAAAGTGTGTAGTAACCCTTAGAACCTGGGTTGTAAACCATAGCTGCTTGATCAGCAGTAATCTTTTTTCCACGATACAAGAAATTATATGCATCGTTAATCATTTGGTTAGGCGGCTTTAATTGACCTTTACCATCACGGATACTAATACCCGCACGAAGGAAGTTCATACCATTTGCGCTAGCAAGAGCTGCGGCTACTTGTTGATTTGAACCACCAGAGATTGCGCTAAGCCCACCAACTTGGGACATAATATTCTTGGAGCTAAGAGAACTAGCAGTGTATCCACCACCATACATGATTCCCATAGCAGCAGCCGTTGGGCTGCCCATACCAGTTACTCCGCCGCCAACAGCACGGTTAGCTTGGCCTATAAGAGCATTGGCAGACATGCCGCTAATACCAGCAACTGTGTCTGCAGACATGCGTTGGTTAACTGCCGCCATAGTATTTGGCGCCATACTCATAGCAATTTGTCCTACAGCTGCAGCGCCCATACCTACAGTAAAGGCACGTTGTCCTGCACCCATAGAAGAGAACCCGGTGCGAATTTCACCAAGACCAATATTCTGGCTATTGCCACCCTTACCAGAAATATTCTTGCCGACTTTGCCAGAAGATTTTTCAACCTTCTCCATGACTTTGAGAATTTTTTCTACATAGTCGTAGGCAGACTTAAGCCCCTTGACCATTTCCTTTTCTAGGCCTAAGCCTTCAAAGTCTACGTTGCCAAGGGACGGGCCATTACCATCTGATGGGCCTACAGTATTCTGTGTAGCCATTAATTACTCACCGCCTTCGGTCTTAAACTAGCTTGGGTTAACCAAGTAATTCTTTCTCGTGGAGACAGAGAACGTAATTCGGTTAGCGACCATCCTGGAAAGTACTGTGACAAAGTGTCATATACTTGCACCAAGATTTCGTAATCAAACTGATTCTCAAAACAGATCCGCTAAGGTTAGCGGGAGTGGGACCTCCAGCCCACAGGCCTTACAGTTCTTTTTAATCTCGTTGAGTTGTGGACCAGGGTTGCGGATTGATATAGCGTCTAGGATGTCTCTACGATCTTTAATACTTAGGTCACGAATCTGATTAATAGACATAACCGGTAGATCATTGATCGAGTTGATGCATCCCTTAAGCAGAATTGTATCTAACTCTGCTGAAGTTTTATTGGTTGAGTTTACTAGTTCCTTCTGTGTGCCACCATCTGGTAGAGAAACAAGTACATCCCCGACCTTGCAGCTAAGAGTGAAGCTTCGCTCATTACCTTCTAATTCTTTAATACGAACATCTTTATTTAAATCAATTTCAAAGATCTGTTCTTCTCCACATTCCGGGCAGTTTCCAGGTCCAAGTTTAATCTCAGAACCAAAGGTAACCTTACGGATAGCTAGTAGAAGAGTCTCACGATCTCCAGCTAGAAGGGCGTCTAGGTCAGCTTTTCTTGCTGGCTCATCACCGATCTTTACTGTGCCACGCTCTAAGATAACCATAAGGCTTTTAGGAATATCGTTTACCTTAGCAATAGCTTCTTCGTCTGCTCCATTGAGCTCACGAACTTCTGCTGTATTAATAATGCCCAGGATTGGGTCCATAAGACCTCCAGGCAATGTAACAGAGGTATCAGGTGGTAACTCTAACTTCGGAGCTTCCGAATAAGTTACCGCCTGATTAGCCTCTGCAATAGCGTCTGCTGCTAGTTTTGAAGCTAGAGCAGGATCAGTTGTGGTACTAATTGTTTTTGTACTAGTTGCCATATTATATTCCTTTTGTTTTTAATTAACCGATTGCTGCGTTTGCTGAATAACTTGCTGCAATTGCCACGTCGAATCCTTCGTGGACCATTGTCATTTCTTCTACCATTAGAGCATTAGCGCCTGCATCCAAGTTACCGTATGACAATGCTGTGATCCAGCAGTTGTATACCTTGAATTCCATAGCGACATGCTGGCTTCCTGGATCGGCAGCTACAGTCGTACCATCAGATGCATATCCACCTGGGTTTGGATGGCTTAGAACTTTGATAGTAGTATTGCAGCGGAAGCCTGAGCCAGCGCCTAGACCATCAGGTGTAGCACCTAGAGCAAAGATGCGACGGAACCAGTTCTGACTAGCATTCTGACCAAGCATAATTCCTTTTGAGAAAGTGATTGGTGTAAATGATGTCTGACCAGGTAGCTGGTGGACGTTAGTATTGTAGCCACCTTCACGGTAAGCAATTGATTCAATAGATGCGCTTAGTCCTGAAACTGACACGAATCCCATAGCTGAAAGCTTTGGGTCGCTCCATGTCTTATCTCCGTCAATAGGTTCGAATGTTACAACGAACTTAAAGTTACGAATCGGATCAGTAGCTAGCGTACTTTTTAGATTATTATATGATGCCATTTTTAGTTATCTCCTTACGCCGTAGCGTTTCCTGTTAGTTGTCCAAGCTTGATGACAACAAACTCTGCTGGGTATTCTAGAGCGACACCGACTTCAATGTTAACGATACCGTTTTGCATATCGCTAAAACTTGTTGTTGTGCTATCTACTCGTACGAAGAACGCATCCTTAGGAGATGTTCCACGAAGACCACCCTGTTGCCAGTATGACTCTAGGAATGCTCCAAGGGCTGTACGAATACGAGACCATAGACGCTCATCATTGTTCTCAAACACAGCAAATGTTGAACGATTTGTCATCTCGTTCTTGATGTAAATCAAGGAGCGACGTACGTTGATATAGCGATGTTGAGGTGTGTTCTGCAAGGTGCGAGCACCCATTGGAACAATGCCAGCACCAGGAACCTGGCGGATAGCATTAAGTGGATTTGCTGTTGTATTGATATCGTCTAGCTCAGAATTTGATAGTAGACGTTCTGTTGCTACAGCAAGTGCCAAACGGTTGTTAATACCTGCTGGTGACTTGAATACGCCACGAGAAGCATCAGTCGCAAGATATTGACCAATCATTGCTGCGCCTGGAGCCTGTAGACGAACTGCTCCTGGTGTTGCACGAAGTGAGTTTGGAATCTGGATCCATGGGTAGTATGCAGCAGCATATTCACCGGTAGCAGCTCCAAGAGCAGATGTGATGAATGTCTTTGCATCTGATACAGAAAGACCAGACTTTACGTCGAGAACAGCAAATGCGTCTCCACGAGCTTCGCAATAACTTGCAAGGTCTGATTGGATTGTTTGAGAATATGAACTGTCTGAAGCATAAGCAGCATCTGGAACATTCATAACCAATGGGTTCTGAATTGGATCAAATGTACCGTATGCTGCAACGTAAGCAGCTTCTAGTGGAGCATCTCCATTAACGCCGCCTGTAAGTGAAACTACTCCCAGAGTAGTAAGTGCAGGCATATTGCTTGGAACTGTTGATCCATTTAGAAGATCTACTACATTTACGTAGCGTTCAGCTACGCTGTTTACTGCAGAGACTACATAACGAGAGTCTGCAATATCCATGCTTAGGTCTGCATAAGTCTGTGAAACTCCTGCAGCTGATGTAACTGTAAGGTTGAAACGTGCTGGGTCTCCAGATGCAGTAATTGCTACTGCTAGTCCGTTGCCCCATGTTCCTGAGCTTATAGCTGTTACTGAAAGTGTATCAATTCCACCACCACCAGAACGGTCTTTTAGGTTAACTGTTGCTGAAGCAGCACCAGTGCCTACTACTCTCTTTACGTATAGATTGCGGCCGCCATTGGCAAAAAAGTTATAGGCAGCCCATGTTGTTGGGTAGGCATCGTCCAACTTACCAAATGTCTTGACAAAGTCAATCCATGAAGTAAGAAGTACAGGAACATCTGTCTTTCCTTGTCCCAATGTGCCTACAAGAGCACCAACTGCGCTGCCGTTATCGGCAAGAACAATCGTGGAAGGAAGTTCGATTTCCTGAATGAAAACGCCTGGGCGACTGTATGTAGTC